CTAAATTGTCACACCACCTTTCAGCGGATTAAGCGAGATCGCGAACTGCAAATAATCAGGTGCAAGGTGAGCATATGCCATTGTTTGGTTTATGCTGGCATGTCCGAGAATTTGCTGTAGTGCAACAATGTTTCCGCCGTTCATCATAAAATGACTGGCGAAGGTGTGCCGCAGAACGTGCGTAGCCTGACCGTCTGGTAAATCCGGTTTTACATTTCGCAGTTTTACGCGGAATGTCTGGTAATCAACACGGAACAGTAATCCGGATTCTTTTGTCTTGATCGCTTTCTCAAGTTCATTTGATATCGGGATTGTTCGCTGCTTACCGTTTTTAGTTTTTAAAAACGTCACCCGCCCACCGATTACCTGCTCACTTTTCAGTGTTGCCGCTTCGCTCCACCGTGCGCCGGTACTGATGCATAGCAGGGCGATCCGCTTTTCATCACCTGACAGAACATCAAGCAAACGACTGATTTCATCCTGTGATAAAAACGTCATTTCCGGCTGTTTTTCTTTCAATGGCGGTAATCCTTTTATCGGGTTGTTACCATGAAATATTTCCAGTTTGGTTAAAGCTGTAAGCATTCCGGAAAGCCGGTACATATCACGATTGATAGTTGATGCACTAACCTGATCTCTGAGTCGCTGGGTGCGGTGTTCAAGCAAAACGTGCTTATTGAGCCGGTTTATTGCCGGATCACCTAATGCTGAAATTGTTTTCTTCAGCTGCCGGTGTTCTGTTTCGCCGTTATCGCTCGCTGAACCATGATAGAGCCACCATAAATTTAAAAGCTCAGTCAGTGTTCGTCTGTCTTTTTTTACACCCGTAGCTGACATGCTGGACACGTTAGCCATCGTGTATCTTTCAAAAGCTATTGCCTCTGATTTTTTATTAAATTTCTTCCTGATGCGGGTTCCCTGCCGCCCAAGAGGCCTAACATCCACTAAATATCGACCATCATCGAGTTTCTTAATAGGCATAAGAAAACCCTCCGATGTTGCACAGCGATTGACTGTCTATCCAGTCAATAAATTCATAATGTAGATTTAGCCAATTTTCCGCTCTGATTGGTGTGACGGCTCTTTCTCTGCACCATCAGGGGAGAGAGTCGGGCTGACTTGCCCCATTGCTTCATTGGTTTTCCCTGTCATCAGCCAGAGTGTGTATTTTTCAAATCGCGGGTGCCCTAATAATATAGTTAGGGTTTCTGCCGGTATTTGTCGACCGAGTAGCTCATAATTTTTGAGGTTATTGGCAGATATGCCCGTCATCTCCGATAGCTCTCTACGAGATAAACCTTCTGATTTTCTGATTATCAAAATTTTATCCCCCACACTTGCTTTTTGGGTCATATGTGATCTAAACTCCGTGTTAAATGGATTACATGTAATCTAGTTATTTAAGCCAAACGCCGACAGAAGCAAACACAAGCAACTGGAAGCACTTGACCAAAAGGATTATGACATATGAGCGAGCAGAACACAGACGGTTATATGCAGGTTAGTTATCCGGTGGATGCTGTAACCCCGCCAAAATTTGCGGAGCTAATCGGGAAAACGCCTGCGGCAGTAAAAGCGATGGTTGATAACAATAAGCTTCCGTTGGTCAGATGGACTAACCCGGACTCAAAAGGTGATGTGAAAACACGCGGTGAGAACTGGATTTACATTCCGGAATTTAACCGCGCAATGCGGGACGCATTCCAGAACAGACCAAAGGAACTGCGTGATGCTTGGCTGTTGTGGGTTGGTTTATGAGAGCGCCCCGCTTTCCGTTAGTCTGGTATAAGTCGCATTGCTATATATATCGCGGCTTTAATATCTATGTGTTACCGCGCAACGTGACCAGAAAAATAACGCAGTATCACGTAATGCTGAGTGATGGGGCTGACGGCTTCAATTCATTCGGAAAAGTTGATGCGCTGGCACAGGCGACAGGTTTTATAGATAGGTTATACGGAGACAGAAAATGACCATAAAAACAAAAATAAGAAAGAGAATAATTGATAACGGGATTATTCGTCTTCCTTATTTTGAGTCAGGATTTTTATGTGCCGTTAGTGTTGATTGTCACTGCCGGATGATTGTACGGAAACAATATAATGTTGGAGAAATGCAGCAAGGTCAACGGCTTGTTCTACTGTCAGACCGGTAAATAATTCACCATCTTTAGGTAATTCATGTGGCGGCTTCAGGTGATAGTTGAATTTAATACAGGCCAGATGATTGTGAACAGTGTAGTCAATTCCGGCAGGAACAAAGATTGGGATTTCTTTTTTTGACATCAATTTTTCCTTTTTTGGGTGGTCGTCATGTCTGGTTCCGGTCAAGAAACAGCAGACATGGCAAATATACCACACCCCATGTTCCCGATCATGGCTAAAAAATCGGCCTGTTAATCGTTGGGGGAAATATGAATACATCAACAGATACGCAACAACCGGAAAGCAACAGAAAAAGGAAACCGGAAATACACTGCGCCCCTGCATGGAACAGAGGTGCTTCGTTGTCGTTGGATGAAAAAATAGACGGACTGAATACCTCCGCGAGAATGCGGGCACGGTTATTAGATTGTCAGGAAAAACCGCTGAATACGGGTATGAATGACTTTATGAAGGAATTGCGATTACAGAGTAATAATAAAGTCAGAAATAACAACCGGGTTTTGAGTATGATTTTCTTTTTAGCGGAAATAGAAAAAGAAAAGCATAGTTTTAATTTTGAAAAATTAACACATGATGAACAAATGAGGTTTATTGAGGCAATTAACCAGATAAAGGCGGTAACATCAATATTTCCGACAGACTTAGCAATTAAGTAAATAACTAAAAGATAAATAATGACCTTAATCGGTCAGGGCTTTTTATTACCTGAATAATGAGGCTTTAAAATGAAATCATTTCCGGATCCAATATTCACCCCTGTAGCTGAAAACATCAAAGCCAACCGCGAAGACGAACGCAAAACCTTGTTTGACGGGTTTGCCGGTCGTTTGCGAACCATTTCCCATAAAGCGTTAAGTCAAAAAATGACGCCACCAGAAATCTATAACCTGCTCAATGGTGAAGCTGACCGTATCGAAAACGAAGCGGGAGAGCTGAACCATGTCTGACGCAATCGACCGCGCCAATGATCACGCCGCACTTGTGCTTGAAAGTCAGATCGCCGCTGCCCGCATTACTGTTGCCGGAGTATCGGTGTTTGAATGTGAGGGGTGCGGTAAGTCAATCCCTGAGCCACGCCGCCGCGCTGTGATCGGTTGCACCATGTGCATTGATTGTCAGGCAATTGATGAACTAAAAAACAAACATTACCGGAGCGTGTGAAATGGCAATTCATGAACTGAAAATATGGAGTGAATATTTCAACGAAGTCAGACTTGGTTTGAAAACAGCGGAATTCCGGCGTGATGTAGACCGAAGATTTAATGTTGGCGATTTGGTTAAGCTTATCGAAATAAAACGCTGTAGTTGTCATGAGAATACCAACCTCCCGGCAGCGCATGAGTGCGGGGTAACCGGAAATGTCATTACCTGTTTTATTACATCTGTAGTTGTTGTTAATGATGTATACGGAGAATTCACTTATCCGGGAATGCCTACTTTTGTGATGTTTTCATTTTATATTACCGGGGCGGAGTTATCTCACCATGAATAAAACAATCCTCAAATGGGCGGGTTCAAAAGTCGGCATCATGGAACAGCTGCGCCCGCACCTGCCAAAAACAAAACGCCTTGTTGAACCGTTCGCCGGTTCCTGTGCTGTTATGATGAATACTGATTATGAGCAGTATTTAATTGCAGATGTTAATAAGGATTTAATTAATTTATATAAAGAAATAACCTCGGTTCCGGTTTATCTGTTTATTAATGAGATAAAAGGGTTCTTTGACGATAAAGATGATGAATCAGTTCATTATTATAAGGCTCGCGACATATTCAATACAGCAGAGCTGAGGCATGTAGACAGAGCCGGTTTATTCCTTTACTTAAATCGTTATTGCTATAACGGACTCTGCCGGTACAGTCAGAAAACAGGTTTTAACGTTCCGTTCGGTCACTATAAAAAACCTTATTTCCCTGAAAAAGAAATAGTCGCTTTCGCAGAAAAAGCCGGTAATTCGGAGATAACCTGTCTGCCATGGCAGGACACATTATCACTGGTCGATTTTGGTGACGGTGTGTATTGCGATCCCCCGTACATGGGAAAAAATTTCACTCAATATCACGCTAACGGATTCACGGATAGCGATAATGAGGCGCTGGCCTTTGCCCTGAAAGATTTGAATGATATTCAGGGCAACCCGGTCACAGTGTCAAACTCGCTGGATGCAAAAGAGCTTTATGCGGATTTAGGCTTCACCATCCACGAAATACAAGCGCCGCGTACCATTGCTGGCAACGGCAACCGGAAGAAAGCACCTGAAATTATTGCTGTGCTGGGTGGCTGCTGATGGAGCAGCTAACACCCATCGATTACGCCTATGTCAACGGCGACAAGTGGGAATATATCGGCACCGGGGAACCGATGCCGATTTTCACGTATAACAAAAATACCAACGACTATCTGGCCCGTATCTATAAAGAACGCCAGTTGTCAGATCCGGCAGAAATGCAGGCGTATGTATCGCAGCATATCCGGTCAGAGGCACTGGAAGATCACATTAAAAATGTGGTTGAGCAGGCAAAAAAAGAATGGAAAGAAGAGTGTAACGGGTGGGTTAAAAGCCCGGAAACGATAGAAGCCAGATTACAGAAAGAGCCTTACTTTATCCGTGCATGGTATGAACGGCGGCTCTCCTGGCTGAAACGCAGCCGCGCACAAAAACACAGTGATGCTTTCTTAACGAAAACCGTTAAGCAAGCCTTATTGCGTCTGACAGAAACACGAAAACATCACACAGTCCGGCCTTATAAACTTCTGTCAGCTTACTATCAGAATCTGTATCCGCATCTGCCGGGCATGGATAAACCGCGCATTAAAACCCTCGCGAATGAAATCGCCGCCCGTGTCGCTGAGATGCTTGATGCTGAGACAGAACGCCTCGGCGGAATGGATAACGTATCAGAAAAAGATGTCATTGACGTGTACCGGATGCTTGCGGCTGAGGTGTTTTCTCTTCGTGTGAACGTGCCGGGATGGCAGGCGCTGAAGCCGAAAAAAGACCGGTACGGACGTGACAAACTGCCGGCGGTTGATCCTGCATTCAGTGAAATAGCAAGAATGGTCAGTGCGGACTGGTGGGAGCGTCAGTTATGGCGGCTGCGCTGCGACTGGCGCGAAGATTTATTCCGTGCGAGTAATCAGGTTCACAGAAAGGCACATCCGTATATCAGTCAGGACGGGATGAAAGAATTTACTGAGCAGCGGCAGCGCAACAGTGAATTTTTCCGCAATCATGAGCTGGAAGATGAAGACGGCAAACGCGCCTCACTTCAGGCGATGGTACTCGGCAGCGTCAGTAACCCGACAAACCGCCGCTATGAGCTGATGACCAGAATGCAGGGTGTTGAATTTGTGGCACAGGAACGCGGGGATGTTGGCGTATTTTATACGATCACCTGTCCGTCACGGTATCACGCCACCAATCATAAAGGCCGTATGAATGATAAGTGGGATCATACTCGACCGCCGGAAGCGCAGCGTTATTTATCCAAATTGTGGGCGAATATCGGTTCAAAACTCGGCCGCAGGGGGCTGCGTGTGTACGGGTTCCGCGTGGCGGAGCCGCATCACGATTCTACGCCACACTGGCATTTACTGTTGTTTATGCGCCCGGAAGAAAGAAAAGAGATCACCCGCATCATCCACACCTACGCAACAAAAATGGATAAAGAGGAGTTAGTGCCGGATGCCCGCGCCCGTTTCAACGTTAAGCGTATGGATCCACGCAAAGGCAGTGCAACGGCCTATATCGCTAAATACATTTCCAAAAATATCGACGGTTACGCGCTCGACGGTGAAATTGATGACGAAACCGGGAAGCCGCTGAAAGACACCGCTAAATTTGCGACTGCATGGGCGAGCCGGTACCGCATCCGTCAGTATCAGCCCATCGGGCAGCCGCCGGTTACTGTATGGCGCGAACTGCGCAAACTGAATAATCAGCTTGTATCAATCCTGATACAGAACAATCAATACGACCCTAAAAAACCCCTGTTGGCGGATAAGGCAATGGATAACATTCTCGCCGCCGCTGATGTGGGCTGCTGGGCGTCATTTGTTGATCTGATGGGCGGCGTGCTGACCCCGCGTGAAAACTATGTCATCGGCATCAGATATGAAGACAAAGACGAACCAAACGCCTACGGCGAGATAGTCGAACGCATTTACGGCATCTATTCCAGAATTGTGGGTGAAGCGTCAACAGTCTGCACCCGATCCAAAAAATGGAAAATTGTTCCTACAAAATCAGGCAGCACAGAAGCTGAAGAACAGGGAACAGATACCACAGACAAGGGGGCTTTGGTTTTTCTTGGCGGCTTTGCCGCCCCTAGGAGTTCTGTCAATAACTCTCCGTTAGCTGAAATTTTAAACAAAAACGGGAGAGAAATTAACAGAACGGTGCCAACGGCTCAGTGTGTGTTTACGGTTGGGAAAGAAAGCGTTTCAGAGAGTGGCGATAACTCGCAACCAATTAAAAAACGTAAGAAAAAACAGCTGAGTAAAAAGGTATTGCGCGTAATTACTGACGGTATTTCATCAGTAAATGCAGATTTGTCGCCGGAGCAGATAGAAAAACTGGCCGCAGACGGTAGTATTGAAATCGGGTCAGAACGTTACTTCATCTCACTGAACGGGAGATGTCTGGACAATGGCCGCAGAAAACAGCCATTGAGTGAACCGAAACCGCCGGTTTGTGTGCCGGGTTCACCGCCGGTGACACCAGAAATTACCAAATTAACAGACCAGTTGGATGAATTACTTCATCTGACGGGTATCACTACGCCGCCGGAAGCACTGGCACGGCAGTTACTGGCAGGAAAACCACTGATTTTACGTGATGAACATTATTACCTTGAAAACGGCGTGATCAGGGTGATACGGACTGCTGCCGCCCGCAAAAAGCGGCAGCAGGTAGTTGCAGCGGAGTTACAGAAAAAAGAAGCGAAGCGGGAACAGAAAGCGGCGTCAATATTGGCGCGGGTTGAGAAATTAAAGCGAGGTTAGCTGCAGCACCGCCGGAAGTAACAGTGTGAGCTGCTGTAAATAACAGTGCGGTACCAATTGGCCGGCACTGTCATATTTAACTTTGTGGTACCCGATACCGGCATACACGGTCAGTTTTGACAGTGCTGGCCATATTGCTGCAGTAGTGACAAAAGTAACAGTGCCAGCTGAGAGCGAGGGTGTTATGAGCTATCTTGGAAGTAAAGCAGCGAGCGGGGTATATCAGAAAATTATTGCTGAAATGCCTCCTCATGATGTCTATATTGAAACTCACCTTGGTGGCGGTGCGATAATGCTGCGTAAACCGCCAACTCGCCGCAATATAGGTATTGATATTGATACAGAAGCGCTGAAAAATTTTGCTTTACGCACCAGCTATCCAATGTAAGTCTGATAAACCGTGATGCGGTTGATTATCTGAATATGTTCGACTTTGCCGGTGCCGGCCGTGTTCTGATTTATGCCGATCCGCCGTATCTGCCTGAAACACGCACCAGTAATGCGCGTTATCGCTATGAGTATACGGTTGCAGATCATGAGCGGCTTTTGTCCTGCCTGGTCAGCCTGCCGGATAATGTTTCTGTCATTTTGTCAGGCTATCCGTCACAGTTTTATGATGAGCGGTTGCCGGACTGGCGAAGCAAAGAGTTTCAGGCTATGACACGCGGCGGTGTGCGGACAGAAAAAATATGGATGAACTATCAGGGGGGTAAGGCGTATTGCCATACGTTCGCCGGGAAAGATTACAACGACCGCACCAGAATAAAGCGAAAGGTTGAGCGTTGGCGTGCAAAATATGCCGCCCTACCGTCAGCGGAGCGCCTGGCAATTATGGTTGCACTTAATGAAGTTGATGCGGAAGCATAACGCCGGGCAAAGAGAATTTTTTATTATCTGGGATCGCCAATAAATGATGCTAATCTAGGCGAATACTAAGGGGGCGTGAATGGCAACAGAATTTTACGAACATCTCATGATAGGCGGAGAGTATCATTCTGAAGTGGTGATGTCGGAACGTAGATATAGTATTGAATTAATGGAAAAACCAAAGCCACAGCGGACAGTCAGTGAAATCTGTTCAGTAACAGAGCCGGTGTGGGAAGATTCATTTTTTTACGAGGTGCATGAATGGCGGCATATGAACGGTAAACACTACTATATCGGCGTGTTCCGGGGTGAAGATTTAGAACGTTACGACATAGACAAATTAATCAATGAGTCAAAAGTAAAGCCAATACGCTGAAGAGACAAAGCCCGCAAAATCGCGGGTTTTTTCTTACCAAAAATCACCGCACAAATCCGCACACTCCTGCACAATTTCCGGTTCACGTAAAATACCGCGCAAGCCCTGACGGGCTGCGCGTTGCCCCGGTGGTAAAACCTGCACAAAAAAGTACACCTTTTGTGTGCGGGCGAGGCGGGGGAGCAATCGCGCGCTGAGGGGGATAGGGTGCCGCTCTTTTTCCGTGTGTCCGGCACATGAAAAAGGCGCATTTCTGCGCCTGTTTTACAGGGAGTGCGAGCGTGGCAGGTGAAAACAAAGGCAAGGTGTCAATGATGGTCAGCGCAGCGTGTGATTGGTTACGCTGCGCCTGATGTGGGGTGATTATTTATTTTGCGCCGAGGGCTTCAAGCAGGGCGTACTCATTGAAGCGCACTACCTCTTCACCGACCCAGTCATTTACGGATTTCAGGCTCTGCATGATTGGCATCAGCTCATTGATAGAAAAAACTTTCGCCGCCTTTTCCACATCCCCGAAGCTGCCCGCGCCGGTCGGCACGATACCCATCAGCTGCGGCGGCACACGGTGCATAGCAAGCAAATCATCACGGGTAGCATCTTTCACGTTCATAAATTCATCTTTGGCCGCAATCTGGCTGAACGGCAGGATCTGAATACCGTCTTTTTTCCCGTTGGCCGAATAAACAAACAGGTTCTTGAAAGCCCCGTCACGGCGTGATTTCTGCAATGCACCTTTCAGATCCTCAACGCCGTTCGGGTCGGCCAGTGCATCATTGAGATAAACAATCACCCCGGCGTGTGAGCCGTTCTCATAGTAGTTAACCCGGAATGTGGTAGCCGATTTATTGAGTTTGGCGGATATCAGCCCGGCCAGATATTCCGGCAGCCCGTAAATCTCCTGGTTAATATCCGGGTTGATCAGATGGAAAACATCGCCGCGCTTAAATTCATGTGCATCTTTCCATGTCTGAACGAAATAATAGGTGCCCGGGTCAATCCCGCGCCGGGTGTATTTCGCCGGTGATCGTTTCAGTTGCAGCAGCCCGCCGAGCATGTTACGGCGGCGCTCAAAATATGCATTTCCGAATACAAGATAATCAAGAACATAGGCGTTCATTTCCTGATAGGACAGGGATTTATGCGGGATAAAACAGCTCATGATAACGTTGCGCTTAAACAGCAGCGGTGATTCATGGTGTACTGCTGAACGGAATGCGCGGGCGATGCTGTAGAAGTCCAGCGGTGTTTCATACCATTTATCATTTTTCGCGCACTCCATGCAGTCGAGCAGGTCATAAGCACCGGTGACCGGCACAGGATTATCAAAAGTGAATGCAGCACACTGCTTGTCAGCGGGTAACTCTGCTTTGTTGGTGACGGGAAGTGTTTTCTTTTTTTTCATGGTTAAAATTCCGATACGCAGGATCCGCTGTCTGCGGATTCACTGCCGATAGGTTCAGCGTATAAAACGTTCATAACAGACCAGGCAATATCCCCGTGATCAACGCCGCGTGTACGGTCTGACGCATAGGTGACAATGCCGCCCTGTGTGATGACTTTTTTGATAGTCATGAAAGAAGACGGGATCTGTGATGCCCCGGCATCATATTCAATGCGCCCGTTACGGATAAGCATCTGCGCTTTAAGCACCATCATCCGCTTGACCTGCGGGGTATAACGGATGCCCTGTACTGCCGGGTAGAATTTTTTCACCAGCTCATACACGGCCTCGCCGGTACCACCGGTAATATCAATGTTGATCCCCTGCACGTTGTAGCGCAGTGTCAGTTTTTTGATTTCCTCGGCCTGTTTTTCAAAAGCCATGCCACGGAAGCGCAGCGCCTCGACAACACGCCATTTCCCGCCGGGAACGGCAGGCGGGGCGAGCACAGCGAGGCCGAGGCCGTCGCCATTGCCGCCGGTGCCGGTCGGGTCGGCACCGATGCGCACCGGCTTATTACCGAGCGGCCTGTCGGCGTAAGGCTTCCAGTCCGGCCAGACATCACGGTTATAACCATCAACACCACGGTAAATAAGGGCGTTATAGTCGAATGCCCGTTCACCGGCTTTGACAAACTTACAGTTATAGAGGTTTTCGAGATCGTCAGGGGTGTTTTCACTTTCGATATCCGCCAGTGATATCAGGTCAAACCCGCTGTTAATCGCATCATGGATAGTGACAATCTGCCGCCAGATATTGTCCCCGCACAACACACCGTTTTTCAGGATTTTGTGTGTGGTATCAATGCTGATTTTTTTGGATTCAGGCCGGGATTCATTGAAAAAGTCTCCTGTCCAGAACGGATAAGCCTCATGTTCTTCAGATGACGGGGTAGAGAAATAAGTCCGGCGTAATCCGACCTGTGAGGCCATAGCCGCCGCCACTTTGCGAAGTTCGGCGAAGTTAGCCACCCAAAAAAATTCATCAAAATAGAGATCGCCGGTATAAGACTGCGCGGATGCCGCAGCGGTACCGAGAAAATAGAATGTTGTTCCGGTGGACAAAATAATTTTATCCCCGCCTTTCAGCTCCACGCCGACGAGCCGCGCGAGGGCGATAATGAAGCCTTTAAACTGATGCGCCTGTGCCCGGCTGGCTGACAGGAATATTTGGTTATTGCCGGTTTCCAGTGCGTGCAGCAGTGCCTCACGGGCAAAATACCAGGTTGCGCCTATTTGCCGTGATTTTAAAATCATGCGGTTACGGCGGTTTTTCTGCTTAAACCACTTCTTCTGATGTTCAAACAGCGGTTCAAGTGCCAGCTGCCGGAGTTGTTCAATCTGCTCTTCGGTAAAGTGGTTTTTCGGTGTTTTCGGCTTCTTCTCTTTCTCCTGCTTATCGCTTTCTTTGTTCAGCCGCGCCATCTGACGGCCGAGAAAATCCATCACTTTAAAATCGTGTGCGGTCAGATCTTTTTTATTGAGAATGCGCAGAATGCGGACGTGAATTTCATCACTGACGCGCTGTACAGGATGGGTTTCATCCCACTTATCCCGTCTGCGCCACGAATAAAGCGTGTTGGCGCTCACACTGAGGTGTGACGCTATCTGTGAAATACTGTACGCCTGCCAGTACAGGCTTTTCGCTTCCGACCGCGGATCGCGCTGAGAGTCAGTTATCATGCGTCAACTTTCCCACATCGCGCGCGTGCACCTCCACGGGTTTCACTTGTCACACCGATGTCACAAGGCAAAGGTTTTGAACCGGAAACAAGCACTTGCGAAGATACAGACACACAGAATTGTCGTTATCTCCGGAGTGAAAACCCATGCCAGAAGACAATAAAAAACTACAGGTCATCGTCTGCACCGAGGGCGGCACGTTAAACGGCTTTGCTGTCTCGCGTGACCAGATTCAGCAGATGGCTGACAACTACAGCACGAAGCTGTACGCCGCGCGTATCAATCTGGAACACATCACCAGCGTGTTACCTGACAGTACATGGCGTCATTTTTCTATGGTCGATTCCGTCAGTGCATTTGAGTTACAGGACGGGCCGTTAAAAGGAAAACTGGCGCTGGAAATCTCCGCCACTATTGACCCGGTCAAAGACGCACCATTAATCGCCCTGAACGAAAGCGGCCAGAAGATTTTTTCCAGTATCGAATTTTTACCGGATTGCCCGAATGACGCGGCAAAAGGTGCCTATCTGACCGGTGTTGCGCTGACTGATACCCCGGCGGCATTCGGCACGCAGGTTATCACCCTGAGTAACCGTGAGCGCGGCCTGCCGGAAGATGCGAAAAATACCTATACCGCATCACTGGAAACTGTCGTGAAGATGAGCGCAGCAGAAAAGCAGCAGGCAGAGCAGAAATCACTGGCAGCTGAATTCCTTACCGGACTGAAAAAAGTGCTCGGGATCCAGCGTGAAAACAGTAATCACGACATTGCCGCGTTACAGGAAGGTATCAGCCTGACCGCGAAAACCTGTGCAGAGGCGTTAACGGCCATGCAGAAACTGACTGCCGAAAAAGAAACGCTGTCAGGTGAAGTGGCGACCCTGAAACAGGAATTATCCGCCCTGAAAACGCAGCTCGGCGGCACTGACGCGGATAACGAACAGCGCCAGCTTTCCACCGGTAACGGCGGTTACGTTCAGTCTGAATTTTAAGGAAAAACTGATATGTCATTAACACCTGAAGCAAATAAAGCGTATCTGTCCTACCTGGACAATCAGGCGCGTTTAAACCATGCCGTCCGTGACGGTAAATCACTGCAATTTTCTGTTGATCCGTCAGTGCAGCAGAAGATTGAAAAGGCCGTGATGGAAAGCAGCCCTTTCCTGAAAGAAATCAACTCATTCGGTGTGACTGAACAAGAAGGGTCAACGATTCTGGTCGCTTCCAGTCAGCCAATTGCCAGCCGTAATACGTCAACCACAGACCGCCGCGAGCCTGCACAGGCTTTCGGGATGGAAGAAAACACATTCAAATGTGCGCAAACCAACTTTGACACAATGATCCCGTATACCCAGCTCGACGCCTGGGCGGGGCACCCTCAGTTTCAGAGCCTGATTAATCAGCAGATTATCCAGCGTGAAGGACTTGACCGCCTGATGATTGGTTTTAACGGGGTTAAGTGTGCGGCGAAATCAGATCGTCAGAAAAACCCGTTACTTCAGGATGTCAATATCGGCTGGTTACAGCTTGTGCGTGAACGGGCACCGCAGCGTGTGATGAAAAATATCACGCTGACTTCGCGCGATGAGGACGGGAAAATCATCAAAAAAGGCAGTTACGCCAATATTGATGCCGTTGTGTATGACGCGGTAAATAACCTGATCGATCCGTGGCACCGCAACGCTGCCGGATTGGTGGCGATTGTCGGCCGTCAGCTGGTCACACAGAAAAACTTCAAAATCATCAATCAGCACAGCCAGCAAAATCCGAATATGGAACTGATGGCCGGTAACGAGCTGATGAAACTCAGCAGCGTAGGCGGCATTCCGTCTGTTCAGGTGCCGTATTTCCCGGACGGTGCGGTGTTAATCACCACCATGAAAAACCTGTCCATTTACTGGCAGAAAGGCAAGTTAAACCGCTTCATTAAAAATGAGCCGGAATATAACCGTATTGCCACCTATGCACAGAGTAATGACGGTTACGCCGTGGAAGATTACGGCCTCGCCTGCCTGATTGAAGGTATCACTTACGCCGAAGCTGAGAGCAGCGGCGAATAACATTGTCACAGCCGGTGCCGCCGGGCACCGGTGTTTATCGGGGGATATGCAATGCAACAGTTAACACCTGCCCAGGAACACTGGCAAAGAGTCATGGCAGAGCGCCGGGGCAGCGAACAAACAACCGTAAACATGACGGCATACGAGCAGATCCTGCACCGTCTGCGTCACGATCAGTCGCGCCTGAGCGATATTCAGGGCACTGAGTTCAAGATTGAATATAAGAAAACGGTGCTGGATCAGTATGAGCCGTGGATTGACGGCGTTATTGCGGCCAATACCGGACAGGCGGATGAGGTTTTTACGACCGTTCTGGTCTGGCAAATTGATTGCGGAAACTATGACCGGGCGCTTGATATGGCCGGTTATGTGCTGGCACACAATTTACCGCTGCCGGAACGCTACAACCGCACACCGGCGGTGATGGTGATTGATGAAATCTGCGATAAAGCGCTGACCCTGTTTTCTGCCGGTGTCGGTGCTGACCAGCTGATCCCGCTGCCGGTACTGGAACGCATCAGAACACTGACTGAGTACCATGATGTACCGAACGAAGTACAGGCAAAACTCTGTAAAGCGCTGGCGTACACGCTGCGCCTGAGTGAGCAGCAGGAAGATAAAGCCCGTGCGCTTGAGCTGTTACAGCGTGCGCTGCTGCTGCACAGTAAATCCGGTGTGAAACGGGATATTGAACTGCTGCAACGGGAGCTGAAAAAAGCGGACGACAGTAAACAGGACGCTGCGCCGGAACCTGAAAAGAAACCGGCGAAAAATACCCCGGCGAAAAATACCGGCACAAAACCAAAGCCGGGCAGCACTAAAAAGCCAACCACGGCGCGGAAAAAAGCCGCGTCATAACCGAATGCACCCCCGTGTGCCACGGCGGCACGATGAGGCGGGGTTAATGACTGCGTCCTCATCGTCCACCGCCGTTTTTTTTACCGAGGTGATCCCATGAGCGGATTAGTCGCACCCAAGGCCGTTGCGCCGACCGATGAAACGACAGATATCAGTGACAAGGGCGTTGTGGTGACAACCATCCCGTTTTACCCGGATATCACACTGTCTGATCTGCGCTGGGCTATGCGGGTTAACGGCACGGTTACCACCGCGAGACTGAAGCACGCTGCGACCAGTGCCGCCCTGTATGTCAACGACCTTCTGAAAGAATGGCAGGCAGTGCAGACAGCGGAAACGCTGGGTGATGTGCCGTCAACACCGGCCAACGACGAAACCCGGCATTTATTTTTATACCGCCAGGCGGTTTACAGCTTCACAAAGTCATATCTGATTGAAAATTATCGTGATATCGACACAACCCGCGAAGGTGAAAAACACGCGGAAGCCCTGAGCACGCAGATTGATGATCTGCGCCGTGACGGACAGAACGCCGTCCGTGATCTGATGGGGCTGCGGCGCATGGTGGCGGAGCTGGCGTAATGAAAGTACAGGCACAGCAGGGCGATACCGTGGATTTACTCTGTTACCGGCACTACCGGCGCACGCAGGGAGTCGTCACGCAGGTGCTTGATGCGAATCCGGGTCTGTGTCTGGCAACCGTTTTACATCCGGGGCAGTGGGTGGAAATGCCGGATATCACCGAACCTAAACAGAAAGATACCGTTCAATTGTGGGATTAGGGATGGACGAATTACACAGCAGACTTACCTATTTTTTCGCCACGATTGGCGCGTTTTTCTCCGGGCTTTCTTTGTATGAAATGGGTTTTTTAATCGGGCTGGCCTTCAGTATTGCGCTCGGCGTGCTGAATTACCTGCTTAACCGGCGCTCGCAACAGCAGCGGACGGCGATATGGGCGGATTATGTGGAAATCCTGAAACAGCAGGGTATCAGCAGCGGATCCGCAAAAGATTTTATTACCGCACCGAAACAGGAATTGTGATGCAACAGAATAACCTGAATGTATTCAGCAAAGTAATGATCGGTTTGTTGCTGGGGGGTGCCGGAGCGACAGCCATTGTCGATCAGTTTCTGGATGAGAAAGAAGGTAATTTGCTGACCGCGTATCAGGACGGCGGCGGTATCTGGACTATCTGCCGTGGCGTGACCCGGATTGACGGCAAGCCGGTAAAGCGCGGTATGACACTGACAGCGGAGCAGTGCGCCAAAGTGAACCGTACCGAGGCTGAAAAGGCGGTGCAGTGGGTGCTGCGTAATGTGCATGTGCCGCTGAATGATGCACAGATTGCCGGTATTGCCAGTTTTTGCCCGTATAACATCGGCCCGGGGAAATGTTTCACATCCACATTTTATAAAAAACTGAATGCCGGTGATAAACGCGGTGCCTGTCAGGAAATAAAGCGCTGGGTCTATGACGGCGGCAAAGACTGCCGGAATACCAAAGGGCAGAAAAACGGATGTTACGGTCAGGTGCTGCGCCGGGAACAGGAGGCTGCGCTTGCGTGCTGGGGTCTGGACGATGAATAAAAGCGGCTTTTCGAACTGTGCCATTGTTGGTCTGTTACTGCTGACGGTCGGCGGGAAATGGTACTACGACAGGAAAATCGCCGTACTGACCACCACACACCAGACCACATTAAACGCGCTGACGCTGGCAGCGAAACAGCAAAGTGATGCGGCAGCGGAACGGATGCGGACAGCACAGCGTAAAGCCGCAGAACTGGACACCAGACACACAGGAAAACTGAAAGATGCGCTTGAGGAAAATAATCATCTGCGTAATGCCGTTCGTGATGGTGCTCGCCGGCTGCGGCTCACCGGTGCCGACCTTGCCACCTGTGAATTGTCAGCAGGCAGAAATACCGGCGGCAGCAGCGTGGGCGATGGAGCCGAAATCCGACTCACTGAAAAAGCTGAACGAACTGTTTTCGATATCAGAGCCGGAATCATCAGTGACCAGGCAAAATTAGATTATCTGCAATCCCGGGTCAGGGAGTTAGAAAAACAGTGCAGGGTATCACCATGAAAACAGTTTGTTATGTCATTGGCACCCTGATTTTTCTGGCTGTGTTTCTGATTTCGTCGGTCTGTCTGCTGACAGATAACAGTTGCGGTACTGACCGTAAAAGCCTTGAAAAGCGCTGTGTCAGTGCGATTAACCACTACAGGGGGCAATGATGCTGAAACCGAAGTTACTGCGGGAATTTCTGACAGCGCGGGAGCCGCGTTTTCAGCAGAATCCGGAATCACTGGAGGTCTACGCCTCAGAGGGAAACCTTATTGCCACCGGCAGACCGGGAAATTCCTTCATGTACAGCTACAAGCTGAATCTGCTGGCAATGGATTACCCGAACTCCCTGGATGATTTGATGCTGCCGGTGCTGAAGTGGGTGCGGGAGCAACAGCCGGCGCTGATATTTAACCCGGACAAACGCGAGGGCGGGATCCGTTTTGATGCTGACATTCTGGGCAACGACACCGCCGACATTCTGATTGTGCTGCCCGTTACCGAGCGTGTTGTTGTTGAGGGCAGAGACGGAGAAGAAACCGTAACACATCTGCCTGAGCCGGAATTTAAACCGCGTCAGGTGTAAGGGGGTAGCGTGAGTAACGAAACCGCGTTGTTTTCACAGCTGGATGCCGAATTATCGCGGCTGCTGTCAACGACAAGCCCGGCATACCGCCGCCGGTTGTCGGCAAAACTGGCAAAGGCTATCCGGGCAGAACAGCAGAAACGGATCCGCAGTCAGCAAAATGCGGACGGCTCACCTTACCGGGAACGAAAAACACGGGTTCTGCGATCAAAGCAGGGTGTTGAATTTCTGTATAAGGGTGAAGTCCGCCGCCTGCGGGGCTGGCGTAACACCAAAGGGCGCAACGGCAGGATGATTACCGGCTATGACGAAGAGCGCGGTGCGGTACGGTCATTCATGCGGAAGGATATTGAACGCTTTCTGTCCATCGACCTGTCAGAAACACGCCGCAGCACAAAGCGCGCGGATCCGATGTTTAAGCGGCTGCGTACTGCCCGGTTTTTGCGGGCACAGGCTTTTCCGGATGCCGCCGTTGTCGGGTTTCAGGGTAAAGCCGCCGCCATTGCCCGGCAGCATCAGTACGGCCTCACCGGTGCCGTTAACGAGCTGGCGCGGACGCAGTACCCGAAACGCGAATTACTCGGCCTGTCGCAGTACGAACGCGCCGGGCTGCTGGAACTTATTTATCAGGATTTGGTGAACTCACGATGACACTGAATGAACTGGAACGCCTTATTTCCAACCTGTTACGCGTTGGTGTGGTTGAAGCCGTGGACACTGAAAAAATGGTCTGCCGGGTCAGAGCCGGGGACATTCTCACCGACTGGATCCGCTGGGGTGCTGACCGTGCCGGGGCGGGGCGCTCATGGTGGGCACCGGTTGCCGGTGAGCAGGTCATTATCGGCGCTGTGAATGGTGAATTAACCACGGCCTTTGTGCTGTGTTCGCTGTACAGCGATGCAAACGGGGCACCGAGCCACAGCGCGCAGGCTATGCACAAAACATTCAGTGACGGTGCCGTTATCGAATACGAGCCGGAAACCGGTGAATTAACGGTGACCGGCATTCAGAAAGCCACGGTGAACGCCGTGCAAAAAATTGATGCCACCGCCCCGGAAGTGACAGTGACGGCCAGCACGCAGATTAATTTTAATACCCCGAAAGTGGTGTGCTCAGACAACCTGACGTGCGCCACGCTGAATGTGGAAAAAGGCGGTGAAATGACCGGAAATATTACACATAAGGACGGTAAGTTTTCATCAAACGGTGTCGTGGTTGACAACCATAGTCACGGCGGCGTAGAACGCGGCGGCAGTTGGACGGACGGAATAAAATGACATACAGCGGATTTGACAGACAAACGGGTATGACCATCAGTGACGATGCGCATATTACGCAGAGCATGTACGACATTCTGCACACGCCTATCGGTTCCCGCGTTATGCGCCGTGAATACGGTTCGTTACTGTCAGAGCTGATTGATGAACCGGACAATAAGGTAACGCGTCTGAAAGTCATGAGCGCCTGCTATATGGCATTGATGCGCTGGGAGCCGCGTATCAGCCTGCAACGTATTGAGGTAAAGCCGGACGAAAACAATGTACCGACCCTGTATTTTCAGGGCACAAAAACCGATAACCAGCCTTTTACGGCAGAAATTCCCCGGGGGTAATCATGCCAACTATCGACATCAGCCAGTTACCGCCGCCGGACGTGATCGAAACGTTAGATTTCGAACAGATTTTCGCTGATCGCAAAGCTGCATTGCTGGCAGCGCTGCCGGAAGAACTGCGGGAGCCTGCCGCCCGTGTGCTGCAACTGGAATCCGAGCCGCTGACCAAGTTGTTAGAGGAAAGCGCCTACCGGGAATTACTGCTGCGCCAGCGGGTCAATGAAGCCGCCCGCGCCTGTATGGTGGCTTATGCTTACGGGGCAGATTTGGATCAGCTGGGCGCGAACAACAACGTGCCACGGCTGGTTATCCGGGAGGCTGACGACACCGTGATCCCGCCACTGTCGGCCGTTTATGAATCCGATGCTGATTTCCGGATGCGTATTCCGGAGGCATTTGAGGGAATGAGTGTTGCCGGGCCTGTCGGCGCGTATGTTTTTCATGCCCGCAGCGCCTCCGGTCTGGTCGCGGATGCCTCGGCAATCAGCCCGGAACCGGCCTGTGTGACCGTCAGTGTGCTGTCCCGCGAGGGTGACGGCACCGCACCGCCGGAACTGCTGACCATCGTTGATAAGGCACTGAATGATGAAAATGTGCGCCCGGTGGCTGACCGCGTTACTGTGCAGTCCGTTGAGATTGTCCGTTACGCCATTGACGCGGTGCTTTATCTTTTCCCGGCACCGGAAGCCGAACCGATAGAAGCCGCCGCCCGGGAACGGATAGCGCGGTATGTGAAAGAGCAGCACCGTATCGGGCGTGATATCCGCCTGTCGGCTATTTACGCCGCCCTGCATGTTGAAGGGGTTCAGCGCGTTGAGCTGAAAAGCCCGGCAAAAGATATTGTGATAAGCGATACCGAGTCATCATTCTGCACCGGTTTGACAGTGACGGTCGGGGGATCTGATGAGTAGCCGCCTGCTGCCGCCCGGTTCCAGCCCGCTGGAGATTGCCGCAGCCCGGGCGTGCGCTGAGATAGAGCGCGTGCCGGTGCCGCTAAAAATCCTGATCAACCCGGATACCTGTCCGCTGCATCTGCTGCCGTATCTTGCGTGGGCGTGGTCGGTTGACCGCTGGGGTGCTGACTGGCCGGAGCGGACAAAGCGGGATGTTATCAAAGCGTCAATGTTCATTCATAAACATAAAGGCACCATCGGGGCGCTGCGGCGTGTCGTGGAGCCGTTGGGCTATCTGATCCGCATCACTGAGTGGTGGAAAACCGGCGATCGTAACGGGACATTCCGACTGACGGTCGGCGTATCGGAAACGGGTATCACCGAAGAAACCTATTACGAACTTGAACGCCTGATATTCGACGCAAAGCCCGTCAGCCGTCACCTGCTCGGTCTGTCCATCAACCTGAGCACACAGTGCAATATTTACTGTGGTGCAACCGTCAACACCGGTGACGTGCTGAAAGTGTACCCGTACATGCCGGAGACTATCCGTACAGAAAGTGCCGCTTACACAGGTGCGGCACTGATAACCATTGATAAAGTGAGAGTAAACCCATGACAGCAAAGTATTTCGCTATCCTGACGAACTACGGCGCGGCACAGCTGGCGAACGCTGTAGCGCTGGGTACGCAGATGAACATTACCGCAATGGGGGCTGGCGACGGCGGCGGTACACTGTCGGTTCCGGACCCGGCACAAACAACGTTAATCCATGAAAACCGCCGTGCAGCGGTCAATCAGGTATCAGTAGACGATAAAAACCCGAACATCATCATTGCCGAACAGGTGATCCCGGAAAATGAGGGTGGTTGGTGGATTCGTGAAATCGGGCTGTATGATGATAAAGGCGGTCTGATCGCAATTGGTAACGCTCCGGAAACCTACAAGCCAAATTTACAGGAAGGGTCCGGCCGGACACAGGTTCTCCAGATGGCACTGATTGTCAGTAGCACTCAGGCTGTCACCCTGAAAGTTGATCCGTCCGTGGTACTGGCAACGCGGGAGTATGTGACAAAAAGTATTGATGCCGCAATTCAGGCATCAGAGGACAGAGCCGCACAAACCTATCAGCCTAAAGGTGATTATGTCACCAACCCGTATTTAAAGTTGGAGATGCTTAAAAAAATTGATAAGGCTGATATAGCCCAGCAACTGGGCAACGACACAGCAAAAGTACCATCATTACAGTTAGTGACAACTGAGTTAGGTAAAAAGGCGGGAATTGCTGATGTGGCGGGCAAGCTCGATAAATCCGCTGTAGTACAAACTACCGGAATATCCGCAACTGATGTGATGAGCCAGAAAGCGGTAAGCCAGGCACTTGACCAGAAAGCGTCTGTATTTTCTTTGTCGGGTAAAATTGACAATACTTCTGTAACGAATGATTTAGGAACGTCCTCATCACTGATTATGAGTCAGAAAGGGGTAACAGAAAACTGCGTTCCTGTCGGCACGGTAATTTTCGTCTCACACAACAAACCGGTAATCGGCCGTTTTTTGAAAACCGTGGGTCCTGCGGTTTCCCGTACCATGTACGCGGATTTATTTGCTGTGGTCGGGACAACTTACGGATCTGGTGACGGAAGCACAACCTTTAACCTCCCCGATACACGTGATGAATTTCCGCGATTTACCGGAGATAGTCGTGCTGTAGGTAGCAAGCAGGGAGATGCAACCCGTAACTTTACCGGTATGGTGTCAGGGCGCACATCTACAAACTCAGCCCGGATTTTTTCCAGCAGTACAGCAGGAGTCTTTTCCGTATCAGGTACAGACGGCGCTATGGTCGATAATGGCTCAGGAACAAGCCCTTCACCGGCAGACCGCATGAATACCCTGACCATCGACGGTAGTCGTCAACTCCCAGTTGCTGATGAGATTCGTCCACGCAACATAGCGTTTGTAGGCTGGATTAAATACTGAGGAATTTAGATGAAAATATTTAACTATCACCCTGTAACAAAAGAATACCTGAGCGAAAGTCTGGCGGATGCTGACCCTATGGTAGAGGATAACTGGCTTATTCCTGCACATGCAACTACGGTCAAGCCACCAGAAATAAAGCCCGGATATATCCCCGTATTTGATGGTGAACAATGGATGCAGAAAGCAGATTACCGGGGTATAAAAATTTACAACATTATCACTGCGCAGGAATCAGAAGTTAAAGAACTCGGTGAACTTCCGGACGGCGTGACCACCAGTGTGCCGGATGTGGTGTTTCCGAAGTGGAACGGCAAAAAGTGGGTGACAGATAAAGCAGCAAAAAAGGAGAGTGATATCGCGGCAGCAGAAGCACAAAAGCAATACCTGATTGCCGAAGTCAACGCCGAAACCCAGATACTGCAAACAAAACTCGCTCTGAAACGCATTAAGGTAGACGAGCTGGAGCTGTTAAATGCGTGGCTTGACTATTTGGACGAACTCGAAGCTATCGACACCTCCGCAGCGCCGGATATCGACTGGCCGCAAAAACCACAGTAAATAAAAAGGGGCGTTTAATTCGCCCCTTGCTGTGTTTATAACGATATCGGCAGCATATCCATCAGATCGCTGAACTCCATCTCAGCCAGCCGCTCCCGTAAATCCTCACTGGCTTTCACCAGGGAAATACTGAACTCTATCCGCCTGGCTTTACCGTCTGAAAAGAACTCCGCCCGGCCTTCGTTCAGGCCGTCCATGATGTACATACCGTAGATCATGCCGGTGCCCTCAATCAGCGGGTAAGGCCGTCCGCGATAGGCGGCAGTGCGCAAAAGCTCCAGTGAGATATCACCGCCGGTTACTTCCGGCAGCAACACACCGTTCAGGGTGATTTTATCCTCACCCGCCCCGATATACTGCCAGCTCGCGGAACGGCCGACACGGTCATTTTTGGCATAGCGCCAGCTCATTGATCGCTGTAAGTTCTGGTAAGGTATGGTTTCCAGCATAAAAACAAACATACCGTAAATCATCATCATAGCAGTTACCCTATATCCGTGAGTTGTGACCGGCGGCGGCTGTCCTGAGAGCGTTTCAGTTTTTCCAGTTCCTGCCGTACCATTGCTGCGATACTTTTCGCGTTTGCCATATCCACGCCGTGAAAATGCAGCTCAATTTTATCGCCTTCCTGTTTAATGTCCTGCCGTGCCGCCGGGCGCGGCATTTCCATTTTTGTCGGGGTGAAGTCTGACGCGGCAATATCCGGAGCCGGTACACGCTTAAAGGCTGACGGAGAACGCACAGACGGATCCTGATACAGACCGTCGACAGCTTTAATCGCCGGGAAGTTTTTAAAGACAATTTCACCGAGTTTATTCGGATCTTTCGCCGCTTTCTCTGCCGGGCTGCTGAAGCCGGAACCGTCTTTACTTTTTTTCGCTGTCGGGTCATAGACGCCTGTGCCATAGGTGGCTTCTGTGGCTTCCTTTTGTTTGTTCTTTTTATCCGCCTCTTTAATGGCTTCATCCCACGCGCCGGTTAATTTCTCCTTGGCTTTACCGGCAACGTCTGAAACCTTTTTGCCCGCGCTGTCGATAAAATCACTGGCACCTTTCGGCAGTTTCCACTTAGGCGTAAACAGGCTCATGACTTTCCTGCCCTGACTTTTCAGCTTCGCGACATCTTCGGCGGAGAGTTCAACAGGTTTCATTTTGTTGATTTGATTTACAGCATCCTCGGCGGCTTTTGGTGCCATGTCGAGTTTTTCCAGAATCCAGCCGATCCCCTGAGAAACAAGCTCAATCGGGGCAAGCAGGGAACGGATAGCGATACCAACAACTTCACCGAATATTTTTCCGGCAGACGTACAGGCCTGTAATGCCTCATCAGAGGCTTTAACCGGCGTAAACAGCTCGGAAAGCCATTCCCACACCTTTTTGATCGCCGTCCAGATACCATCAAAAACCGGTGCCAGCCCGGAGAATACCGCGCTGAATGCTTCGCCGAGCGGTGCAAGGGCGGTCATCAGACCTTCAAAGAATCCGCTGAAAAAGGCTTTTACGTGATCCCAGTATTTGTAGATCAGTAATGCCGCGCCGACTACTGCAGCAACGACAAGACCGACAGGGCTCATTAACAGAGAAAGTCCGCCGGATGCCATTGATGCGCCGAGTTTTATCACGTTAAAGAACTTGCCGAATGCACCAACCGCCCCCATTAAACCCTGACCACCGGTTAACAGAGAAAGGCTCAGGCGCATCGCTGCAAACGGCATCATGACAGCGGCAGCGCCTGCTGCCAGTGTGCCGAGAGCGGCGGTGACTGTGGCGATAATCAGCCCGGCTTTAATCAGCGCTGCGGATAATTCAGGATGTGTTTTCATCCAGTTACCGATACCGCTGATGACATTGGTAATACCTTGCGTCAGATTACGCAGCGGGGAATCAACGCTTTCCTGCATCTGAATGCCGAGATCTTCCCAGGCGGATTGCAGTTGCTTCAAATCCCCTTTCAGGTTGTCAATTTTGACCTTGGCGTTTTTATCCGCTTCACCACCGCTGTTTTCGTTGGCTTTTTTGAGTTCGTCATAGCGGCCGTTTCCGGTTGCGTCGATAACTGCACCCATGCCGACCATTGCTTCTTCGCCGAATATCTCCTTTTTGATCCGGATCTGGCTTGCCTGGTCGAATTGCTTCAGTGCCTTGCCGACATCCTTCAGGATATCCCCGGCATCCCGCAGCTGGCCGTTAGAGTCCTTGATCGATACACCGAGCTGCTCCATTGCCTTTTGGCCTTTACCGACAGGGGCAACGAGGCGGGATAAACCGGCACGCAGTGACGTACCCGCCATTGAGCCGCGGATCCCGTTATCGGCCATCGTACCGGCCATCGCGGCCATACTTTCCAGACTGACCCCGAGCTGTGCGGCAACCGGCCCGGCATAAGTCATCGTTTCGCCGAGCATCCGTAAGTCGGTGTTACTGCGGGTAAAGGTGGCGGTCAGAACGTCAGAGACGCGGTTCATCTGGTCAGCATCCATCCTGAACTGAGTCAGAACGTTTGAACCGATATCAGAAGCCTCACCGAGATCCATATCTCCGGCCAGACCCATGTTTAAAATACCGGGCAGTGCCGCTTTAATGGCTTCCGGCGTGAAACCTGCCATTGCGAGGAACTTCTGACCGGATGCCGCATCGGTTGCCGTGTATGCGGTACTTGCGCCGAGTTCCCGCGCCTGGTCACGCAGCATCTTCAGGCGCGGATCGCTTTTATCCAGGCGGGTCAGAGCCTGAACGCCGGACATGCCTTCATCAAAATCACGGCCGGGAGCCATGACGCGGGATGCGGCATACAGAGCACCGCCACCGGCAGCAGCGGCTGCTGCGCCGCCCATTGCCATTTTGCCGCTCAGTTGTTTGGCTTTTTCGTATCGCGCCTGTGCCCGGGTAACGGATGCCAGCCGCTGACGTTGTGCCTCAAGCTGCCGGTTATAGGCTTCGGTGCGCCGGGTGATTTGTGCTGTGGCATTATCGCTGTTCCGGACAGATATGCCGTGCCGGTACAGCTGCGCCGCCGCAGCCTGTAGTTTTTGCTTTTCACTGTCGAGAGAACGACCGAGGCGGTCACGCGCCAGCCGTGCCTGTTCCAGTGCGCGTTTTTGTTCTTCGGTGCGCTGATTTAATGCCGGGTAGCTGTCGCGCAGAGCCTGAACTTTTGCCTTTGCCTCTTCGTAAGCCGTGGTATTGCGTCTGACGGACTGAGATAACCGATCAAACGTTGCCGCCTGACCGGCCAGATTTCTGATAGTGTTCTGAGTGGCTTTTATCTGAGAGGCAAAACCGGCGGCACTGCGCTGTGCAGCACTCACCGGTGAGGTAAAGTTATTGACGGCGTTGAGTGCTACCCGAATGCTGAGATTGCGATCTGTCATTCGTCCTGTCCTGTGCGTGCCGCCGCAAGGCCGTGCCACTTAATTAATTCTGAAATTGTCATTTCGTCATAAGCGGACGGCGGCCAGTGGAACACCACGGCGATATCGGCGATCAGGTCATCAATATCCGTGGTGGGTATTTCGGTGATTATTCTTCCGGTTCGCGGGTCTCGTCGTCCGGGGCACTCGGTGCTAAAAAATTCGCCACCTCGTTAACCAACTGAGAAAAGCAATCAACCGGCATTGAGGAAAGTTCCTGTTCTGACAGACGCGGCTGCGTCACGCGCGGGAGCAGGGTGATCATAGAATTCACATCCCCGGTGGCGACATCCCACATTTTCAGGCCGCGCAGGGTTCCGGCCTGCCGCATAGAGTCAGTAATCGTAACTTCGGTAATGACGTTGCCATTTTTCAGAGTGACAGGGCTGTTAAATTTAACAATAGACATAGTGATAGTTCCTGTGAATAAGCGTTGTAATCAGCGCCACGGCGTGACGCTGCGGATAAAATTAATGACCGATATTGGCGCGGTGCTCTGCCAGGCGATCCACGCCGTCAACGATCCATTTCATGTTGATTAAATCCAGCTCGAAAATGTCCTGACCGTCAGCAGTGATTTTGCAGTAGGTATTTTTCAGCGTGTATTTGTGCTGGGTGTTATCCCCGGCTTTTGCTGTGCCCTGGTCAAGTTCGTTAAAACGTCCGCGTGTCTGGATCTCATATGCGGTTGTCTCTCCGGTGGCATCGTCATAGTAGGAACCGGCAAAACGGAATTGCAGGCTGTCAATCGTACCGCCCCATTGTTTGATGAGTTCAATGTTTAAGCCACCCATTGCAACGTCCATGTCGAGCGCCCCGGCATCAAAGCCGAGATTGACCGCCACGGCACCGAGCATTCCGCCCCCCTGGTAATCTTCGGTTTTCATCGTCAGTTTAGGCGGCGTGACCTCTTCTACTTGTCCAAGGTAGGTCTGACCGTTAATAAACAGGTCAAACATAAAGAGTTTTTTAGGCATTCCCATAATTTACGCTCCTGAACCTAACTGATTGAATACCGCAAAATATTCATCGGTAAAGGTCTGCTCAAGGCCGAGGCGCTCAAGAGGCGGCACCGGCGTGTATTTATATTTGATGATCGCGTGACCATCACGTAACTGTGTTGACGGGTTGTCGGCAGGGTCATACCAGCAGCTGAAGCCGAGTAAGCGCCCCTGAGTAACCAGCTGATCCCCTTTCTTCTGAATGCCGTCGATAATGTCTTTAATCAGAGACGGGGTGAGCGGTTTATCAACGTATGAGAAATGGGCTTTGGCGATCATGTCTGCCAGTATTTGCGCGGTGCGGGTGTAGACTTCAAAGACATAAATCTCTTCGTCACACGTCCGGTTACCCCAGAAGCGGAACCCCATATTTTTTATCAGGGTGGTAATGCCTTTTTCGTTCAGGTCGTTTGCATCGGTGTCTTTGTCCTGTAGTGACCAGTACACATCCGCAGACATACCGAGAACGCCGTTAACCGGCACGTTGGATAATGATTTGTGCCAGCCCTGTTCATCGTCGATACGGGCACGCAATCCGGCAGCTACCGCAGGCGCAGGAATAATTTCATTTTTACCGGTTTCGCTGTTGTAGCCGATCCAGTCCGGGTAAAGCACCATCACTTCACGCTGGCTGAAATCACTGCGGTATTCCTTCGCCTCGGCAATCGTGGTGCAGCCGTTGGCGGACACATAAGCGAATGCGCTCAGCTTATCGGCAAAAACAGCCATTTGCAGCGCCACAGGCTTTGTGTCGAGTTCCGGAGCAATCAGGATGCGCGGTTGCTCGTCTGTCTTGTCTTTTGCCGTCAGCAGCGCATACAGGCCGGTATAGCGGCCATCGGCACCATTACCGCCGATAACAAGCTGATCCTGAGTTTTGGCCGCCTCGCCCTCTTTGGGCTGGATATTGGCCGCATCTGCCACGCGGATAACAATCACTTTCGGGCTGCACTGGTCAGAAATGGCTTTCAGGGTTTTATACAGGGTGCCGGTTTTACCTGCTTTCCCGAGCACTGATCGGATACGGGTTACAAGTACGGGGGTATCAAGCGGAAACTGTTCCGCATCAGCATCATCACCCGTGCAGACAACACCGATTACAGAGGTGTTTATATCGCGGATCAGGGTGGTGAGTTTGGTTGTCTCTTTGACTTCCACGCCGTGATGATAAGTCATAATTCAGCCTCACAAAAAAAGAAGTAACGCTATTGTCATGATAAAACCCTGCTAAATCATGCGCTTTCACTTGTGATATCCGTGTGACAAGCAAAAGCGGTACAGTCACGCGCGCGCGATGTGGGAAAGTGTCCGCATAAGGGGGGCGCATGTTTGAACACTATTTTGATCCGGAACTGGTAAAGCAACCGGCCTTTGATATCACTATCGGCGGAAAGCAGGTGTTAAGCCTGAACGGGCGCATGATGGGACTGACACTGACGGACAACCGGGGCTTTGAGGCTGACACGCTGGAAATCACCATTGATGATACTGACGGGAAAATAGAGCTGCCGCCGCGCGGGGTTGAGGTCAGTGTCGCTATCGGCTGGCGTGGTGAACCACTGACGCATAAAGGTATTTTCACCGTTGATGAGGTGAGTCACTCCGGGCCGCCTGACCAGTTAATTGTGACAGCGCGGTCTGCGGATTTCCGGCAGGACTTCAACGTTAAGCGTGAATACAGCTGGCATGATATCACTGTCGGTAAGGTGGTCAGCGCTATTGCCGGGCGCTACAACCTGACGCCGGCAGTCAGCCGACAACTGATTGATATTGAAATAGACCACGCTGACCAGACTAATGAGAGCGATATCAGTTTTCTGTCACGCATGGCGGAAATGCTGGGCGCTATTGCCACTATCAAAAACGGGAACCTGCTGTTTATCATCCCGAACCGGGGGCTGTCAGCCAGCGGCAAGCCTATACCGGAAATAGTGATCACCCGTGACAGCGGTGATAAGCACAGCTTCCGTGTGGCTGACCGGGACGCTTACACCGGCGTAAAGGCGAACTGGCTGGATCTCAACTTCGGGAAAAAACCGGAAACCAGTGTGAAGCGGAAGAATCACAAAAGTAAAAAGCCGAAAAAAGAAAAGAAAGAAAAATCAGGCAGTAAAGAGGGTGAATATCTGGAAGGGGCAGAGGGTAACGTTTTTGTGATGCGTCAGACCTTTAAAACCGAGACAGCGGCAAAACGGGCGGCAGCGGCAAAGTGGCTGAAACTGCAACGCGGGGCAGCGGAGTTTTCTATCACGCTGGCGCGTGGCCGGGCAGACCTGTTTCCGGAAATGCCCGCCACGGTAAGCGGCTTTAAATCGGTGATTGATAATCACAAATGGATTATTGCCCGGGTGGTGCATCAGATAGGCGAGGGCGGCTTTCAGACACAGCTTGAATTAGAGCTTAAAATTGATAATGACAATATGGTGGATGGTGATAATTCAGACAACTAATTTAACGTGATATAATTAGGACAGGCAAACCCCCGAACCAAGGTTTTACAATGGCGTTTAATTGTCCAAAATGCGGCGCCGCATCCTGGACTCGCACCAGCGAGCCGGTAACTGAAGAAACGAAACGCAGCTATCACCAGTGTCAAAATATACTGTGTGGCTGTACTTTTACTACCCTGACCAGCGTCGAACGGTATTTAACAAAGCCAGCCCCGCAGCCACTGCCGACAGGATTCCGCCTGCCGGAGAATGCGTTTCCGAAAAGTCATTACGGCGAAAATCAATTAGTATTGCCGATGTAAAAATAAGGCCCCTCAATTTGAGGGGCTTCGCATATCTGGTTTGAATATTATTCGTAGTCGAAAGAAATAATATCCCCTGTGGTGATATCAACTTTTGCCACGGCTCTTTGTTTCACGGTGGCGTTATATTGATTTTTCCCGGTAAAGGTTGTTATGACAGTGGCAACCGGCGGTTTTGCGCTGAGATCCATTCGGTAGGTTGTCGATTCGTGGGAATAGCTGCGGCTATCATTCATATCATTTTTAATCTGTTTTTCTAATGGCCGGTAAGAACCGTCAAAAGAAGAAAATTTAGATACAAAATTGTCCAGGTTAACGCGGTCATTCAGCGCACTGACAGAACGGTCAAAGTCAGCTTTGCACCAGCCGAGAACCTCGGCCAATGTCAGATCTATATTTTTCGTGTAACTCATTTGACTGAGGCAGTTATAAAAAATATCGAAGTGAGAACTATCGAACGGTACACTTGCCAGATAGTTTTTAACAATGTCCTGCCGGGTCGCCTGAGCCTCATTGCGGTATTCTTTCAGTGTCATACGCGGGTATTTGAATGCAGGGATTTCGGACTTGCTGGTTACCGCTACGGTTTCGTTTTGCTGTGCCTGTTTTTTTTCTTTTTTATCGGGAGATAACTGCGAGCCAATGACGGAAAAAACCAGAAACGCGCCAAGATAAATCAAAGCAGCCTTACCTCTGCCGGGCATTTTAACAGCCTGAGGTTTGATCATTCCAATAACAAAAGCCAGGAAAGAGACAACCGCAATAAAGAAAATAATATCTTCCAT